TAGTCAAGGCACTCAGACAGGAGGGTCACAAAACATCTCAGGATAGTTTCAGAGCTCATCGCAAGGGTGAGTGTCCATGTCCAAAGTAGAGACGATACTTGCATCTCGGCAGGATGAGTATGGCGATGCCATAGATAACTTCGTGAAGATAGGCAAAATCTGGGGAGCACTCCTAGATAGAGATGAGATACCGGCATACCAGGTAGCTCTGATGATGGATGCTCTCAAGACTGTTCGACTCTTTCGATCTCCTGAGCACGAGGATAGCTGGCTTGATAAGCAGGGCTATACACAGCATGGGTACGAAATAGCCACGCAATGAGTATTGAGAAACGCCTAGAGGAGCTGCCTGAGGGCATAGAGTCCTCGGATGTCAAAGAGCTACGATCTGTGATATTTAGAATGCAGAAACAGCTACTGAAAGCAAAAACAAAAACAGACGATCTAGTAGAGGCGACTCATCAGTCTGCCTACGATGCGATGCTGACCTTTGGGCCTGTACCAAATGTGACAGCTCCGCCGGTAGATAAGCGCAAGACAAAGGCAGAGGTTGCCCTATGGCATATGACAGACTGGCAGGGGGCAAAGCGCACCACGAGCTATGACTCTGAGGTGATGCGGCAGAGAGTTCTGCAGTTTGCCGAGCGAGCTGTACGCATCACAGAGATACAGAGAGCAGACCATCCTGTGAAAGACTGTGCCATCCTGTTCGGTGGAGATATGGTCGAGGGACTATTCAACTTCCCTACCCAGGCATTTGAGATAGATGCGACCCTGTTTGAGCAATATGTGAATGTTTCTAGACTGTGTGTAGATGTAGTCCGATATGCGCTCGCCCACTATGAGAAGGTGACAGTCATACCTGAGTGGGGTAATCATGGGCGCATAGGATCAAAGCGTGACAATGTGCCTCGATCCGATAACTTTGACCGGATGTGCTACGAGCTCGCTCGTCAGCTACTGCAGGGTGAGAAACGCCTGACCTGGCAGGAGTGTCCAGAGGACTGGCAGAAGGTCATCATCGGAAACTACCGAGCCATCCTTATACATGGAGATGAGATAGGTCGCAATGGATACGCAAGCCCAGGAGCTATAGTCCAGCATATGAATAGATGGAGATCAGGCTCTCTACCTTTTGAGTTTCGTGATGTCTATGTAGGTCACTATCACACACACGCAGAGTGGCCGATGGCTAATGGGCAGGGGGCTGTGTATCAGACAGGATCAACGGAGAGCGATAACAGGTATGCAGGGATTATGCTCGCAGCCTCAGCTACTCCATCACAGCGACTACATTTCATAGACCCTGAAAAAGGTCGCGTTACGGCTGGATATAAGGTCTGGCTGGACTAGGGTAGTTCAGTAGAGGGGGCGATATGACACAGATGACTGCAGTATCCCTGTTCGCAGGTATCGGAGGCTTTGACATCGCGCTAGAGCGCAACGGAATCAAGGTTGTAGCATCAGTAGAGATAGATCGAAGTGCGCAGGGCATCCTGCATCGTCACTTTCCAAACAGTCGCATATATGGAGATATACAGGGGGTATCAGGTGAGCAACTCATTAGTGCAGGATTTACTCCAGAACATGGAGTCATCGTTGGAGGATTTCCATGCCAAGACTTGTCTGTGGCAGGGAGACGAGCAGGGCTCGCAGGAGCTCGCTCTGGACTTTTCTGGGAAATCTGCAGACTCCTTGATGAAACCCAAGCGAAGTACTTCATCCTCGAAAATGTCCCTGGTCTGCTCACATCTAGTGGAGGACGGGATATGGGAGTCGTCATCGGGGCGTTGGCTGAGAGGGGGTATAGCATCGCGTGGCGTGTGCTTGATGCTCAGTACTTCGGAGTTCCCCAAAGACGGCGCAGAGTCTTCATTGTCGGATGTCTTGGAGACGACTGGAGAACACCTGCAGAAATACTCGATCTCGCCGAGGGCAGCGCAGGGGATACTACGCCGAGCAGGGCGAAGGGGCAAGACTCTGCCGGAACAGCTAAACGCGGCACTAGAGCAGGTGGCATCATCGGATCAGACATCGTAGGCACACTACAGGCATCGGATTACAAGTTCCCACAGCAACAGCAAGTCCATGAGAACAAAATAGTTATTCAGGAGGCGACATGGTGGGATGGATCAACAACGGCACAGGCTCTGACTACTACCTCAAACGAACAACGGATGCCTGATAAGGGCAGGATGCAGATGGTGTTGATAGATGAACCTACTGTGGGCAGTCAAGACTAGACGGGCTCAGACTGTTGAGGATAACGAGTCATGGGCTATGGGAGGGGTAGTACCTACCTTGAATGTATTTGATAACGCACACGAAACACGAGCTACTGTCATCGTTTTCTATGGCAATCGAGTGGATGACATACGCATCCAGGATGACAAAATCAACACGCTACAGGCGCGTATGGGAACAGGTGGGAACAATATGCCGATGGTCTATCAGGAGGGTGAGGATGAGACAGTCGCTTACTCGATACGAGAGGATGCTCAGGCCGATACTTTCTCAGCTACACCTACAGATACAGCACTAGCACTACAGGCTCATCAGCCATCAGTACAGAGCCATCATGCTCAGTTATTCATAGCTCAGACATTTGATACCTACAATCAGACGACTAGCGATATAGCGCAGACTCTGAGATCAGGCACAGACATGGACAAGATGGGAGTGGTGCATATGGAAGAACCTATGGTGATGCAGGATCGAGAGGGCAAGCCTGGGGGCGGTAAAGGGCCGTTGGTATCCGATACCTCGTTCTCGCTGCGCACTTCTAACTTTCAGACACTATTTACATCTACTGTCAGACGACTGACTCCTACAGAGTGTGAGCGACTACAGGGCTTCCCTGATGGATGGACTGAGGGACAGGCAGATAGTCATCGCTACAAACAGCTAGGCAACGCGGTGGCTGTACCGGTGGTGGACTGGCTCATCAGTAGATTGGTAGCCTCTGACAAGTCTATGGAGTCATCTACAGAGTAGGGATGCTCTCTACGGCAGTCCCCACAGGAGAGACACATCAGTCATCATCCTCATCTATGAGGTCATCTACATCCTGAGTGCGGATATCTAGATTGTTTGCCTTGCAAAACTCAATCGCACCCTGAAATAAACTCATAGCTCTATTACTCATATCCTGCATCTGATCTGGATATTTGAAGTCTGACTCCACCTCAACAATTAGGTTGAACAGACTGATATGTACCCTGGCTGACATAGCCCACCTCCTGACCCCTGAGTATGCCATCCATTACATCTAGGGCGTGGCGGTACTTCCATATGTCAGGCGTGTCGTCTAAGGTCTGACCTGACCCTGGGCGCGATGCGCCCCATACAGAAAGAAGGCAAATCATGGCGTTTGATCTAAACGCATACGAGACAGTCGCGGAAAGATTACAGCGAGCTCACTCTGACCACGCTGACCTCCGCATCATCACCGAGATCGTGGATATCGTGCGCGATCCTCAGACACTCCGACCTCTGCAGTACATCGTAAAGGCATCGGTGTACTACGGCGACCTCCTCAAGGCTGTGGACTATGCCGAGGAGATGGTGGGCTCTAGCCCTGTGAACAAATACTCAGCTCTAGAGAACTGCTCGACCTCGGCTGCAGGTCGCGCACTCAGTATGGCTGGCTACCTCGGTGTCGATCCGAATAGCAAAAAGCCAACACGCCCTACTCGTAATGAGATGGAGAAGGTAGAGCGCGCTAAGAGTGCAGATACCAAACCTGCTTTTGTAATCAAAGTACCGACACCTGAGGAGATAGCTCAGGCTGCATCTCTCATCCCTACAGTCGCTGACATCCCTACAAAGGCTGAACTCAAAACCCTCTACAACGAAAACGCGAGCATCCTAGAGGTGCGTGTAGATGGAGTCACTCTGCTAGATGCCATCAACAAGAGGCTCGTGCAACTGTGATAGACCGCAACAGAGTCAGAGTAGCGAGTAATGCACAGCGCACCTCGGTACTGGCAGCAGAGAAAGCCCTGCCGAGATCAGGAACAAAACGGCGCAGAGTCTATGACTACATCGTAAATCGTGGACTACAGGGTGCTACTGATGATGAGATACAGGATGCACTAGGAATAGACGGCAACACAGTCAGACCTACTCGTGGCGGTCTAGTCGAGGATGGACACATCATAGACACCGGCACTACGCGGAAAAACAAACACGGAAACGAGTGCATCGTATGGCGATGTGCAGAGGAAGGGATGCTCCTATGAGTGACAAACAAAAGAAGTTCCAACCCACGATGGGATTCGTGGTGGCAGTACATCAGAACGCTATGGGTATCAGGTCGGTATCAAAGGCTCTCGGTGACATATTCCCTGAGCGACTAGGTGAGGCTCTAGAGATGGCTGGCTATCAGCTCGTTGTTGATCCGTTTGATCTATCTGCGGATGCAACCAAACTCATAGCTATCCAGGAGAAACAGAAAAACGAGGGGCTACATATAGTGAGGGGGGTAGATGATGAGTCAGGTAGTGACACCCCAACAGATTGAGAGTCGCCTATATGTACTATCAAAAGAGGTAGATGTAGCACATCAGGAACTCGTATCGTGCGAGATGTCGTACTACACGGCAGTCGCAGACTATGAGATAGGTCTAGCCAAGTCGCGATTAGAACTAGCAGGTCGCTCATCCCCCACCGGCAGAAACTACACAGTAGGCGAGCGCGAGGACATCGCACTCGTAGCCAATGCTGAGAAACATATGGTCATTGCGGTTGAGGAGGCGAAGGTCAAAGCATCTCGCGCTAATGTGAACAGACTGCAGACACAGGTGAAAATCGCTCAGAGTATGAGCGCATCTGTGCGAGCGAGTATGGAGATGTCATGACCGAGACAGAGCTACGCATGAAGATAGCTGAGGAGATTCGGTCTATAGACCTGTCAGAGGGCAAGGAGATATCGTCAGATTGGTATGCAGCATCACTACGAGTGCGGATGATCTGTGCTGTAGTAGCCGAGAAAGGGCTCAAAAATGATTGATTTACAGGATGTCATAGTGAAATCACTACAGGGCTACGATGCTCAGAGAGATCGAAGTCTGCAGGTAGATATCGGGCCGAGCAGTCTAGGTGGCTGTCGTAGGCGTGTATGGCACGAGCTCAAACAAGATGAGAAAACTAATCCGACAGAATCACTTGGAGCAATCCTGGGTACTTTCATCCACTCAGGTATGGAGAAGGTGATGACTCGACTTGATCCGTTCGGCGAGAACTACCTCATAGAGTTAGAGATAGCACACGAGGGTCTGCGCGGTCATTGCGACCTGTTCATCAAGGACATAGGACTCGTAGTGGACTTCAAAACGACTACCAAGTCAGGTCTGCGATATCTAAATGACAGACAGAAAATGTGGCAGATACATACCTATGGGTATCTCCTGTCCAAGAATGGCTACGATGTCAAAGAGGTATCCCTAGTAGGCATACCTCGTGACGGCAAGATGACTGATATCCGAGTCGTACAAGAGCCATATAGCGAGCTGATAGCACTAGAGGCTATCGCCTGGCTAGATGAGATCAAAGACATCGTGAGGAGCGATGCTGAACCTCCTGCCCCTGAGAAGTTCGTGAGTTTCTGCAAGGACTATTGCCCTTTCTTTAACTCATCGGGGGTTGGTGGATGCCCAAGTATGGCGAAATAGATTGGGATGAGGCTGCCTGTAAGGGCAGTATCTATACAGACCTGTTCTACACAGTAGAGGAGCAACGCTCGATCCTGCAGTACGAGTACATCAACGCGCTGCGCTCGGTCTGCGCTCGCTGTCCCCTATGGCTTACCTGTCTGACATATGCGATGGAGCACGAGGACTATGGCGTGTGGGGTGGGATGACGAGCGTAGAGCGTGTAGCTATGCGTGACCCGAACCGATATCCCAATCAGAGGCTGAGGGCGATAGAGGAACTAGCTCTATATGGCATCACATATGAGCAGATAGTGGAGTGTATGTGAGTATCCGGCTGATGGCAGAGGTGTGGCGCACCGACCTGCCTACTATAGAGAAGATGGTGTTGCTAGTGATTGCGGATCATGCAAATGATGAGGGTACGCAGTCCTATCCATCACAGGCGACTATTGCCAAGAAGTCATCTATCTCAGTACGAACTGTCCAGAGAGCTGTGAACAACCTCGTGAGTCAGGGGTATATCAAAATGTTCAAGCACTCTGGCGGTTCGGCAGGATGTCGAGAGGATCGCAGACCACATCTGTATCAGATAAACATCTACAGATTACGAGGCGACAATGTGACGGGGCGTACCGATGTCGCTGACGGGGCGACAACTACGACAGATACGGGGCGACAATCACGCCCCAAGAACCATCCTTTAGAACCATCCTTGAAACACCACTTTGATGTGTTTTGGTCTATCTATCCGAGGAAGGTGGCAAAACAGGCTGCGCTCAAGGCGTTTGAGAAAGCCCTACAGGTAGCTACAGGTGAGGAGATATGTGCAGGGGCTCAGAGATATGCCGATGATCCGAATCGCAGTCCGAGCTATACAGCCCACGCAGCCACATGGCTCAATGCACACCGGTGGGGAGATGAGCCACTACCGCCTAGAGAGCTATCTAAGGAGGAGAAACTTGCCCAGGAGAGGGCAGAGGCAGAGAGGCGCAGAGAGATCGAGGTGCGCAAAACTGCTGAGTATCAGCGAGAGCAAGATGAGGCGAGAGAGAGGGCTGTACCGATGCCCCAAAGTATTCGCGACATGCTACAGAAACGCTCACGCTAAACCTCAGAGATAGTGTTATCCTGTATGTAATCATTACACCACGAGGAGGTGTCATGGAACGGATAGTGAACCCAGGTGAGGTCAGCTATGGAGATCAGGTTGTAATCAACCGCCACACCTATACAGTCAAGAGCACATTTGGCCCTGACCGGATAGGCACATATGACTTCTATGTCATAGATGAGACAGGTCGAGATCATCTTGAGATTGTGAATGGAGCAGTTACACTCCGAGTGTGATCTCATTCTTTGTTGATGGCAGACCTATACCCCAGGGGTCTATGAAAGTCATCAACGGACATATCCTGCACACGCAGGGCTCTGCGCTCGCCGTGTGGCGATCCTCTGTCGCTTTGAGAGCTAGACACGCCGGTGCTCTGCCGCGAGATGGTGCAATAAGTATTGAAATGTCCTTTGTTATGCCTAAACCTCGGACTGTGACTCGATCTCACCCCACAGTCGCGCCTGACCTAGACAAACTGGTCAGGGCTGTCCTAGATGGGCTCACAGCTATCGCCTACAGAGATGATGCGCAGGTCACATCCATCATAGCTCGCAAGGATTATGGCGAGCGCACCGGCGTGGACATCACCCTATGGACATTGACTCCGACACTCCTATAGGGGTACTTGTAATGCATAGGGGGTAGGCGTACCTTCTTGTCTGCAGGGGGAGTAGTCCCCCACCTAAATGGAGGCAGATATGAAGTACGAACTCAAAAACATCAAAACCCTCAACACACACGAGGGTCAGGCTTGGACAGCATCTGTGTACAGAGATGGAAAGCGCATCGGTACTGCAGAGGATCGAGGAGATGGTGGTAGCTCCTGGCTATATCTCGACAATCGCGCAGATGAAGATGCACTCGTAGCGTGGTGCGCAGAGGCATCAAAGAACTCAGGTTTGTGGATGGCGCAGTATGCAACAGAGACCATCAAAACACATCACATCGGTGGTGAGAAAAACGGCACAGAGACCTACGAACTACGCTTCAACACAGAGATGGCACTTGCATATCTTATGGAGATATCTGATCTTGATAAGCGCGCTAAGAAAGACATCATCTTCCGCACACCACGCGTTATCCCACACACTTCTGTGGATACATATGACACATACAGACTCTCAGGTCAGAGTATGGCGACAGCGACACCTGCATCAGTAGCATCGGCACTCGTGTACATCACTAACAAGTTTAGCAACGCCGAGGTATGGCAATCTCACGAACACAGATGGCTATCTGCATCAGAGATGCTCAAAGATGTGCGCGCATATTTACCTGCACAGGTAGGTGCATAGTTATGGCTACTAGACACTACGATGCAGCACTTGGTCGATTTGTGGCTACAGAGCCACGCAAACCTCGCAGGGTACGCGTATATCTAGAGGATGGCTCATACATCCTCGCCCCAAAAACTGAGGTTCAGCACCTCGTAGGTATCACAGAGAACGGCGACTTTATTGTGCGCACAGATGAGCCCATCTTCAAGGATGGTGAGTATCTAGGTCTGACATCGTGCTGTGGGGCGACAGCTAAAGGATGCGATGGATATGTGGGATGTCGTATGTGCTATGACGAGTGCGATACAGCACTAGGAGCACCACTACGCGATAGAGATATCTATCTGAAAGTGAGGGCAGTATGACTACACAGACCTATGAGGGGTGGAAAAACAGAGCCACCTGGAACTGTGCGCTATGGATCAACAACGAGTATCCGATGTACATCAAAGCGTGTGAGTTTATGCGTATGTATAAAGGCAGAGAGCCATATCGCGACTACATCAGATGGCTATCTATAGAGGAGGATCGAACTCCTGATGGATTCAAATGGCTAGGCACACGCCTGAGCTACAAAGAACTGAACGATATGATGAGGGAGATGCTCACATGACTCTGACAATACGAGAGGTATATGAGTGGCATATGGAAAACGCACGAGAGTGCATAGGTAGAGCAGACCTCAAAGAACAGGCAGAGATGCATCTAGACTTTGCCAAAGCATTACAGCCTCATCTACCACCACCACCCTGCAGTATGTGTCGCGGATCAGGAACGCACATCATCAGCGATAGCGAGTCATATGAGGTACTGCCCTGTGACTGCCAAATACAATGAGTGTCGAGGCAAAAGAGCCCACCTGCGCGTGGTGTGGCTCATCCGGTAGTTTTGCAAACAGACTTATCATCGGCTCAGATACACAGGGAGAACTACTCGCAGAGTGTGAGTGGTGTATTACAACAGAGTATTTCAGGAGGAAGGCAGCAAATGGAAAACAGGACAGCTAGGCTGACACGCAGGGGATGGATAGTCCTCGTGCTCATACCTGGCATAGTGATAGGACTTCTGTTCGCATATGTGACACGCGATGTCTGCTATGTAGGATCAGAGTATGGCAATGCCTTGGGGTATGGCTCATGTATGGATCAGATAGATCGAGTCATCCAGGAGGGCAGATGATGGAGAGC